CCCGGCAGGCGAAAAGGTGGGGGTGGTGTCGATAAAACAATGCGAATGCATATGGTATCCCCTATTTTCGAATCGGGAAAAGTATGGTATCCTGAAGGGGAGAAATTTGCAGAAGATGTTATTGAAGAGGTTGCATCTTTTCCTCAAGGCGATCATGATGACTATTGTGATAGTATGACAATGGCAGTGATGCGTTTTAGGCAAGGCGGGTTTATTGATTTAAAAGGCGAAGAGATTCCAGAGAATTGGTATCCTCGTAGAGCAAGGGAATATTACTAATGTCAGATCCAAAGAAAAAAATTAATAACAAAGTTAATGTAACTGTTACTAAAAAAGATGACCTTGGTGGTTCTCCATCAGAGATGAGAGATTTAAAAAAGAAACAAAATCTTGGTAGAACAAAAAATAAAATGGCTCCATCTGCTAAGATCAAGGGAGAAAAAGAATCAGATTTAAAAAGGCTAGAACAAATTAAAAAGAATCAAGCCGCAGAGGATGCAGCTAAAAAGAAAAAAGCAGTGGGTAAAGGTCCAAGACTAGGTGGAGAATTTGCTGGACCTAGAAAAAATGTTTTGAAAAGACTTAACATGGGTGGAGCTATAATGAAAAACCGTGGTGGAATGTTCAAAGGAACTTATTAATGGCAGGTAAAAAGAAATCTAAAGGTAAAGTAGTCGATTTTACTGGTAAGCATAAATTAGATAAGTACTTATCAAAAGAAGAGATAAAGCAATTAGATCCGTTTGGCGTGGACCTTCTTCTTCAGATTCAAGAAGGTGCTAATAAAGGTAAGAAAAAGAACATGGGTGGTGTTGTTATGAAAGCTCGTGGTGGAATATTTAAAGGAACTTACTAATGTTATTAGGCGATCTTGGAAAAGAAGTTTTTTTAAAAGCAGCGGTTGAAGGTGCAAAAACTAAAAAAGAAAAAGACAAAGCACTTAAAGCCGTAAGAGATTTTCAAAAACAAATGTTAGGTAGATATAGAAAAGACGGTACGTTGAAATCGGAGTATCGAAAGAGTGGTGGTTATACTGTTACTAATAAATTTTCGGATAGAATGCTCCCAGAAAAAAAGAGAACAACAAGGATTACTTAATGGCTAGAGATAACGCTGTTGAATATAGTATTGACCAAGCTCAACGGATGTTTGGTAAAGGGGTCGAGGTTATTGGTCGTGCCGCTGGTATTGAATCTATATTTAATTACGGACAAGAGATAGTCAAACAACAAGACGAGGACATACGTCTTGGACAATACAAACCACAATATACAGTCGGGCTTCGTGAAGCCTATAACCAAGGTGGGTTAGATGATGGTATTGGTTGGTTACTAGAAAAAACTGGTGAGAACGTAGCAAGTGGTGGTGCAGCTTTAGTTGGTGGATTAGCGTCTGCCTTAACGGCTCCTTTTAGTGTACCTGCTGCAGCCTTGATCGGTGGAGCGACACTCATTGGTTCGGGCATCATGGGCACTGGTGAAACTGCCGAGGAAATGGAACAGAAAACGGGTGACTACAACGAAGCAGTCGCCATCGGTGCAGGAACCATTATTGGTATCTTAGATCGATTTGGTGCAGGAAAAGTAATTCCAAAAGATGAACTACTATCCATGACAGGAAAGCAGTTGATCAAAGCTTTAGGTGCAGAAGGTAAAACGGATGCAGCCAAAGAAATAGGAAAACGAATTGGTAAGTCGATAGCTTTTGAGGGTGCAACAGAAGGTGTACAAGAGGGAGTTGTTATGGGAGCCACTGGTATAACTGGTGGTGAATATACTGGACTTGAGATTGCAGATAGAATTTTAGAAGGAACTCTTTTAGGTAGCACAATGGGTGGTGCAACAACTGGTGGCATTGAAGCACTTCGCCAAGGTCCTGGAGTTGTAAATCAAATACAAGATATTATGTCGGGGCCTGGGCCTGGGGGTCTTACTCCACAGATGGCTATGGCAGGAGCTCAACTTAGTCCAGACCGAGCACAGATGTCTTTAATACCAGACGTACCAAAGACAAGTGCTGAAATATTAATGAGTGAAAAAGCTGGAGATGAAACTGGAGGGGGTACCCCAGTAGATCCAATTATGGCAGAGGATGCAGATAAGCTAATAAGAGATCCCGATGACAACATAGCCATGACAGACAATGGCAGACACTTTTCAAGATTAGCCCTAAGACTACAACAGCTTCCGTTTAGTGCGGAAGGTTTGACGGGTAGACAAGTTCTTCAAGAGCTGGGTGTTCTTGGAGAGCAAGACAATAAAATGCCATCCAGTAATAAGAAAAGAGATTACATCGGATCAATAACTGACGTTAGAGAAATGGATACTGGTATTCCTCGTGTAAAAACTAGAATGAAAGAAGGATTATCTGAAGAAGATAAAGCTAGATTTATCGCAGCGAAAAGAGCAAAAGAAGTACCGCCTGATGATTTAGTTGAGACTGTTCAAGAACTAGATAAGGAAGGTAAACCAGTTACAATTAAAGGTCCTTCTCCGACCTTTACGTTTAATAAACAAATATTATCTGGAAGTATGTTGCGTGACAAAGACGGTAACTTAGTACTAGATAGTAAAGGTAAACAAAAGCCTGAATTTATATCTAGCCCTACTCCGTCTTCAAATAAAGGTGGAGACTTATATCAATCTGGATTAGAAGATTTCCTATTTAAAAATTTAGATAGTAAAATTTCCAAGGATGAACTGTTAAATGAATATAAAGCGTATAGACCAGAAATAAAAACAAGACTTCTTTTAAGTAGTCGAGGAGAATACGCTCATGGAACATTTGGTGGTGGTAGTTTAAAATTTTTACAAAGGATTCCACAAGTGGTTGAAGGCTACACTGAAGTTGGAGCTCCAAGAACACCCGATGGACAATTTGATACTGTTTATGATGACTTCGGTATTGTTCAATATACACCAAATCAAAGAATGCTTTTAGGACGTACTAAGTTTCCTTTCCCAAATAAAAAACAAGATGATGAATTTCAAACAAAAAACACAGATTCTATGATAAGAGCAAGACAAAATATTAGTAATGAAGGTGGAGGAACTGATCCCACTCAAGATCAAATTGATGCATGGCTTTTGAAAAATGAGCCTAGCACAGTATCAGAGCTTAACTCTTTAGCACAACAATTAGGCTACGATGATCCATTCGGACAAGTGCTTGACCGAAAAACGGAAGGAGTGCCGAATCATAGGTATTACGAGACTGAATCTATTCAAGTTGATGGTGATGAAACGGGAGAACCAGTAATAGATCCTAAAAAAGGTGAGCCTACGGCACAAAGTCATACTAGAGGAGAAACTGTTAAAGATAAAAAAGATGGTAAATACTATGCACAAGTTTCTGAAACACAAGGTGATAATCAAAGAGTGTACGAAAAAGAACTAGATAAGGCTTTACCAGAGCCAGGAGCGTGGACTTTTGACAACTCTAGTGGAAATAGAAAAACATTAACACCTAGTGACATGAGAACTCTTGATGAGGCAAAGGGTGCTACGATTGACTCGAAACCAGAGGACTCTCTTATTACTTATGAAGAAGACAAGAAATCACTTAAAGAAGCTTATTCTAAAAAAAATTATGAAGAAGATGTAGAAGTAGTCAATTATAATGGACATCAAAAAGCCGAGACAGAATTACAAAATTTAGAATTTGTTCAAGATAGAATTGAAGGATTAGAAGAGCAAGAGTACGAGTTTACAAAAGAATTCTTACCTAAGTTTTTTAAAAGCACAACTAATCAAATTCAACGAAATATTGAAACTGAAAAAAATTTAGATGATGATGGCTTTTCTGGAGATCCAGAGTTCTTGCGAAATGGTAAAAAAAGAGCAAGAGAAGCGATAAGAGCTGAAAGAGGTGAGACTTTATTTGGTGGTCCTAGATCTGCTGAATTTGATAATACATATGGGTCTGAAATCACTGAAAAACAGGTAAACGAATACCTTTTGAAAAACGAACCACTACTAATGGAGGCTCTAGACTCTCACTATGATAAAATTAAAGAAAGTGTATATTTAAGTTCCCTTAGAACTCTTAAAAATGAATTTTACACCTATGGTGTTTCTGGAGGAGATATTTCTAAATATAATGAAATGTTAAAAAACAGAAGAGCATTAAACCAAAGTATTTTATCTATAAAAAAGAACGACAGTATAAAAATGGATAGAACAAATGTTCAAAAGAAATTTAATCCTGTGTATACCTTTTTAGATGGTGTGCCTTCTTTTATGCCGGGATATGCTGAAAATAAGTTAGTACGAGACTCTGGTGGTCTTCAAGGTGAGGAACCGATTCATACTTATTATGGTCAAGAACTTCTTGAGGAACACGGGACCCGTGGTCCAGAAGCAACTGCATCAGTGCGAGATGAACCCGTCTTTGGTTCTCAACCTCATCCATTATTTTTAAGTAATCATATGATGTATGGACCCGATACTATTTTGATACCTAAAGCAAGTCACAATGGAAAATACTACCCAACAGATAGTGATAAAAGAAATGATTATGAAAGCGTAATAGAGATTCTTGTAAACGAAGTAAGAGCAAGAGGTTTTAGTGATAGATCAACTAAATTCAGAATAGCAGATATGGTACAAACCCCGGGGTTTCAAGATGCTGGACAAGAAAACGGAACCACATGGAAAAGAAGAGGAGTGATAAAACCAGCAAGGGACGCTAAACCAACTGCGGCAGAAGCACAAGATTTCGCAGAGCACACTCAAAACATAGATAGTTTTATTTTAACTGCTTTAAGTAGAGATATAAAGCCTTCTGAAATTTATCGTATGGTAGAAAATATAATTACAAAAGAAGTTTTGAATAGACAAGCAGCTAATATTATAGCAAGAAAAACGTCTAATGAAGTTAGAAGAAAGCATAAGAACGAGCTAGATCAAATACAACTAGATGACACTCAAGACCCTGATTCCGATTTAAATGCAAGGCTAATAAGAGATATGCTTTCAAATAAAGCTAAAGATACGGCAGAACGAACACATAAAAAATTAATGGATAAATATACAAAAGAGTTAGGTTTTGTTCCAGTGTTTGCACCAGAAACAGTTGATTTTGGTGCGAGTGCTTTCCCCATTGTAGATACGTACACAGGAGATACTGGATTTACTAAAAATAGAGAAGATAGATTAAATTCTTTAAGAAGTAATATAGCAAGAACTATTAATTTAAATATGATAAATCCAAGAGAGCTTAATCTTCCTTCTGATGCCGATAGCTCTTCAGCAATTTCAAATTTTAATCCTAATATTTTTGAACAACTAGCAGCACAAAAAACATTACAAAAAAATACTGATGGTCTTAGTATGCAGTCTATAAAAAAAGATCAGTTTGAATCGGCTAGAAAGTTAGCTAAATTAAGACAAGAAGTAGAAGAATCAAAAAAAGCATTTGAAGGATTTGATCCCGATGGTAAAGAATTATCAAGAAGGCTTTCTTTAATGTCGGCGGATCTTAGTGGTGTAGATCCACAACAAGTTAAAGATTTAATTAAAGCTATAAATTCTGGCGATATTAGTTTTAGAACACCCGCTTTCGGAGAAAGCTCTTCAGCAGACAGATTTAGCTATAGAAATTTAATACATTATGCTATGAATGAAATGCCCAATCCTGAAACAGGAGAAAAAGGTTTAGATGGAATTATAATACCTCATAGATTAGATCAGCATGAGGTTCCTGGAGGAAGAGGTGGAACAGCAAAAACTTTTGGTTTAAATAAATACGAAGCAATACCTAAAAAAGTATTGGAAGAAATAGCTAAAGAAACAGGAGCAACTCTTGAAGTAGATTATCCTATGGAATATCAAGGTAGGTCTGGTAAAGTGTATCCTTCAAAGAGACCCGTTACTAAATTAATATTTAATAAAGACTTTAAAGGTAAAGCAATTGCTCAATATAAAAAAGGTGGTATATTTGAGAAGTTTAGAAAGGTAAGTTAATGGCAATAGAACCAAGACAAATAGCAGGTATGGTAGAAGAGTCAATGGGAGCAGGGGGTCAGATGATGCCCGAAGAAGATAGTCTTGAAATTGAATTGCCAGAAACAATAGATGAGTTACCAGAAGGTATTGAACTAGCAGATGAAGAGGCAGTTGAAGTTGAAACAGAAGAATATAGACATGATGCCAATCTCGCAGAGGTTCTTGACGAGTCAGTTCTGGGAGAACTATCATCAGATATTCAAGCTAAATTTCGTGAGGATTTAGAGTCCAGAGAAGATTGGGAAGAAGCCATATCAAAAGGACTAGGGTTACTTGGTATTAATTACGAAGATCGAAGCGAGCCTTTCTTAGGAGCAAGTGGTGTAACTCATCCTTTATTATCCGAAGCCGTTACACAGTTTCAAGCACAATCATATAAAGAGATGCTACCAAGTGGTGGGCCAGTAAAAACACAAGTGTTGGGAACTCCAACACAAGAAACTGAAGCACAAGCCCAGCGTGTGGAAGATTTCATGAATTATCAGATAACGGAGATTATGGAAGAGTATGATCCAGACACTGATCAAATGTTATTTTATTTACCATTAACAGGTTCTACGTTTAAAAAAGTTTACTTTGACGAGACTAAGCAGAGAGCCGTTTCCAAGTTTGTACCTGCCGAAGATATGGTTGTTCCATACTCGGCTTCTGATTTAAGAACGGCAGAGAGGGTGACACATGTTGTTAGAATGTCATATAATGACATTCGCAAGCTACAAGTATCAGGAGTATATAAAGATGTTGAATTATCTAGTTCAGACTATGACGAAGATCAAGGAGCTATTCAAGAACGTGCTGATGAGTTGTTGGGATTACGCCCAAACTATTCTGATGACTCTTATACCTTGTTGGAATGCCACATGGACTTGGATCTTGAAGGTTTTGAAGATATGGATATGGAGGGCAATCCTTCGGGGATTATGCTTCCTTATATTATTACCCTTGATCAATCTTCTGGAGAAGTGTTATCAATTTCTAGAAACTTTAGAGAAGAAGACCCATTAAAAAGAAAAAGACATTATTTTACGCATTTCAAATTTTTACCAGGATTTGGTTTCTATGGTTTTGGACTGTTACACACCATCGGGGGTTTATCCCGTGCAGCGACTTCAATTTTAAGGCAGTTGATTGATGCAGGTACGCTATCTAATCTTCCGGCTGGTTTTAAGGCTCGTGGTGTTCGCATTCGTAATGATGATGAGCCTCTTAATCCTGGTGAGTTTAGGGATATCGAT